GTAATAAATCATTTTATTTTCCAATAGCAATATAATTCATTCGTGTATCAATAGTATTATTTGATGTATACCATTGGACAAAAGTTTGTGTCCAAGTTCCATATCCTGTTGAAACTACTGCATCAATATTTGCAGCGCCATCACCATTTGTTACAATAACTAAACTACAATAATTAGGGAAAGCTGCTGGAAAAAACCATTGAACTGGTTGTGAAGCACCGTTTAGTTGCCCAGCACTTCCCCATTGAATAATTGTGCCATCTGGAAATATTTCATAACCATAAACACCTGATAAAAATTGTTGAAATTGATTTAAAGTAACTATTGGATTAAATGCTGCACCATTTAAACTTAATCCACCTGATAAACTATATTGAGCATGAGTTCCTGAAGGATTTCCTGCTTGTAAATAGCCATTTAACGCAGACAATAATCCAGAAACATTAACAGCCCCACTAAATGCACCTGTTGTTGCATTAACAGTACCACCAGATTGATTTGTTGCTGTTGCAGCAGAATTAGCTGTAGCTGCATTACCTAAAATATTAATATTCCAGTTTCCATTAGCCCCATATCCATTATTTTGAGCTAAATTTTGCATTGTTCCTGCTGTTGGAAACATAGATACTTTATCGCCAGCAGACCATGAATAAGCAGTAGTACCTTCTTGTGCTCTAGAAACAGTCATAGAATCGCCTGAACGAGCAGTACAATCTAAAATTTCATAGATTAACCCCGTTGCAGCATCATTTAAAGTAATTCTAAAACTTTGACCAGATGTAGGCGAAGGAAAATTACTACCTGTGCCGGGTGCGACAGAAATAACCGTAGCCGTAGTGTTGATCGGGGCGGCTAAAGTGGTAGTTGCGTTATTAGCGTATAACAGAGTAGTCATAAATTATGCCTTAATAAGTCACATTGTAAGTATACTGGAATGGTAGCTGTAAAACACCTGATTGAATACCAGCATTTAAAATTGGTGCATTTGCGACTAATCCGCCCGCGGAAATGTGTATATCAACGACATTGTAAGTAGCAAACGTAACACTAATTTGATAAGTGTTATCTAATACTGGCAAATAACCGTTTGTACCTTGTAAAAATCGCTGAATGCGTCTTTTTAACCAAGTTGTATTAAATTGATTTCCATCACCTTCATAATAGTTCCAAGTAATAATTCTTTTGTAAATATCATCATTGGTTACATAAAAACTAGAAGGTGGAATAATTTTTTCCGCATCATACGCTAAAGTATCGTATGGCACGGTGTCATAAGAACCTAAATAAGTATAAGTTCCTAATGCAAAAGTAGGTCTTGGAATACCGTAAATTCCTTTTCCAACCCAATCTAATAAAGCTCTAGACTGAATAGTGTAATTAGGTAAATTTAAGTTATTTGTGTTATCTAAATATGTTTGTGATAATTCATTGTAAGCATCAAAAAATGCTTGCAAATACTGTGTAGTATCACTATAGCTATATTGCTGATATAAATACGCCGGGAGTAATTGCTGGGTCATATTTAACCTTGGGCAATAATAACTGCACTAGTATTGGTTTCAAAATAGCTTTCTGAATCTCCAAAAATTAATCCTGTACCGGTTGTTGGTGCGACAATACTTCCGTTAATCTCTACCGTAAATACCATGCGGGAGATTAAAGTTGCCGGTAAAATACTTGCTACTGCTAATTGAAATACATTTTGTAATTCAAATACGTTTATCGGTTGTCCCACATAAATACTGTTAATATAGTTAACAATTGCTGGATTTGCTAATTGAGCAATAGCCGTAGGGGATACATAGTTAGTCGATGTAGTATTCCAAAGTAAAGAAACATTTACAGTTTGCTGTGGTGGATTGACATAAGTAATACTGTAAGTATCTGGATAGTCGTCAATAGATACAGTAATATTTCTTGCGGTTGTAGTTGATCCAACAAGAGTAGAAATATCAAATACGCCAGTAAAAATAGCATTCGCGACTGCATAAGGGTCGCCGCCGCCGACAATTATTTCCCATTGATTTGTACCCGCTACCCGAATGCCGACTAATCGTGCTTGAACTCCAGATACTTTCTGTAATTGAGTTCTAAGAAAAGTTGGCATTCCTTGAGCAGTGGCTAATCCAGCTTGAATAACTTGCGCTTGATAATCAGGTAAAGTTTGAGCTGTAGTGCCAATTACTCCCGCTGAAGGGTTTGTACAAGTAAGGGTAATTCCTGATGGAACAGATGTAACTAATTGAGTTACTGAATTAACTGGTACAGCCCATGAACCAAAAGTTGTTGCAAGACAATACAAAGATGCGCTTACGCCAGTAGAACCAATAATTCCGCCATCTTGAACTGTGTATTGATAAGAGCCATCAGAAACAATAAAACCTCTAGGAATTACAAAACCTACTGTTCCGCTAAATACAACGAATACAGAAGTGTTTGATCCTTGACCTTGTTGAACGCCATAAACAGCGCCCAATTGATAGACAATAGATGCGTTTGCGGTATAAGGACTGATAGAGTTAACTAAGTCAACATAAGCTTGATCTTGAACAACGGCTGCACCCGCGGCTGTAGAAGCCATATCTTCTACTAAAGAGCCGGGCAAATTAGCTGTCAATCCGGGTGCTAAAGCGGTTGCAGTCGCTACTAGCTCATCGCGAATCGCTGTTGGACTTGCAGGGATAGCACCTGCGGTAGTTATAGTTGCCATTTATGTCGCCACCGTAGTTTGAATAGTTGTTCCGTTTTGGAATACAGCACTGATATTATAAGTTGGATTAACCGTATTTTGGGTTTTTAAGACAGTTAAACTAGCAAAATAGGGGGCGTACTGAGTTTGAGTCCTGTTTATTGCCAAGTCGGGCGGGACTTGATTTAATACGGATGAATATGCCGGTATTCCGTAATTGGCATAATAAGGACTTTCGCCTTGATTTAAGCGCAAAGTTTGAGCTAAAGTAGCCAACCAAATATAGCTGGTTTCGGTCACTTCTACCCATTGCCCCGATTCATTTATTCCATAAGTTCTCATGTTGGTGTTCCTGTAGTTCCTGTTCCTGTTTGTACACCACCGTGAGTATGTGTACTTCCGACAGCTTTTCCATTATTAGTCAAACTACCAGTATTAGCAAAATTACCTGTTTGATTAATATCGCCAGTAATTTGCATTGTGGCGCCTGATCCGCCTGTAATATGGAATCCAGCGTCACCAGTAATAAGCCCGTGAACAGTTAAATTCCCTGTAATAGTCACTCCAGCGTTGTCAATAACCATTACGGTACTGCCGTGTACTACCGTTACCCCTGAAGGTACTAAAGTAATAGTGGTGTTGTTATTGGTGTCACGAATTACAGCGCCGTTAGGGGCGTTAATGTTTACAGCGTTAGGATCAACGCTAGACCATTTTTTATTACCAATAGGAACGTAAACAAGGGCGCCAAGGTTAAAAGGAAGATCAAGTGGGGCTAACCCTGTCCCAAGCCCAGTAACACCCCCTAATCGCGCATCCGCAGCGAGGCAAACCCCATAATCGCCAACTTGTACGGGTAATCGTACATAAGTGCTTTGAGCAATAGGGCAAGTAACGGGAGGGAAAGTAAACTCCCCGCCAGTGTCGATTTCAAAGTTAACCGTAACAATCGACCCATTAACCGCAGTAACTCGGCAAGGAAGCTGAAATCCAAAAGCTTGTTGATTTTCCTCAAGCTTACTTTGAATAAGGTTTGATATCGATACCGCAAAGGGGGTTTTTTGTTCGGCGCTCATATCTGGTTTATCGGTGTATTAGGAATAATTGCTTCGATAATAGTAACCCAAGCGTTACCATCAGGCGATCGACTGCTGCCAACATGGTGAATTTTTGTAATAAAAAAAGTGCCGTTAAAAGCTATCTTATTGCGATATTGAGAGTTGTTATTTACTACGTTCAGTACGGGGATACCCGGTTGAAACGATATGTAATCACCAATATTCAAATCGCCGCGCATAACTACTTTAGCTGAAATAGTGTTAATTCCAAGCCAAGTTAAATTGCCAATAACATCTGTAAAAGCAATTTCTTTTGTGGCGGCGGGCGTAATGGCAGAATCTGTTAAGAAAAATCCTTTAGCGGTGGACGTAATTATTGCACCCGTATATTTGGGGTCTTTTTTAATAGTTCTACTTGCTTGGTTAATTTTGGCAGAGAGGCTTAATAAATCAAAATGCTGGGACGGTGCATCTTCTGTATATACAAGACCTGTACTAAAAGAACCTGTAATAGGTGTAGTAGGGTAAGCG